GACGGAATCTTTTTGTCTTTAGCAACACCTAACGACGCCTTCAGAGCACCGGGTTTTTTAATTGCTTTTTGTATCCACTTTTCAGCCATTTTAAATCTTCCTAAACGGTTTTACTTTTGCTTTTACCTTTTTGGGCTGCGGCACGAACTGCTGCCCCTGTGCTTTTCCTGCCCGTTTTGCTTTTGTTGTTGCTGCGTACTCCTGTGGGCTTAACGCCGCTATTGCTTTTTTTGGCAGGTATCGCTCCCCCGTCTCGGACGATTTCTTCCCTGACTTGGTTGTCCACTTTTGGTCGCCCCAAGCTTTTAAAGAACGTTGCGATTTTGCCAATCCACTCATTTATATCCACCACCAGCTGCCTTATATTTTTTAGCTACTAGTTGGGCTTTACGAGCCGACCACTGACCTGCGCCAGTACCTTGTGTTGCAGCAGCTTTAACCTGAGAAACAATCCGCTTGCGCATCTCTGGTTTGGTGTAATTACCAGCAGCATTAACCTTACCGCCTTTGGCTTTTTTAACAGGCTTAGATTTATGGCGTTCATTTTCTTCTGCTAAATAGCTTAAAGTATCACTTAAACGTGGAGCAATATTTTTTTCAAAAAAACTACGTTCATCTTTAAAACTACCAGATTGTAGCCTTGCATCTCTGTCTTGTGTAGACTCACCCTTTTGAAGGGCAGGGTCTAGTGAAGTTGGAGCTTTACCAAGATAGACTTTTCCACCATCGTCATATTTTTTAACCTTACCGCCTTTTTTTAAAAGCACTGCGCTTTTAGTTGCTTTAGGAAGTTTGGTTGGACTAACTGCGCCCATTCCACGACTGGCTTTCATTTAGCACATCCCGCCTGATTTCATTTTTTTCTTGCTCATATAACCGCCACCGCACATCTTAGCAACAGATTCGTGATGAGCCATGTGTCCAGCTTTATGCTCGGCAATCATGTCGTGTTGAGCTGTATGACCAGCGCTGTGTTTTTTCATAGCAGCGTCGTGGCTTTCAAATTGAGGAAATTTCTCAACGTCTTGTGACATTGTTTTTGGCCCCATAGTTTCTTTCATTTTCATATCATTTTTCCTTTGGTTTTACCTTTAGATACACAGCCATCAGCGCGTGTCATGCCGCCTTTAGCCAACTTAAGTTTTGTTCCTTTACTACCTTTGTGCTCTTGAGCATCGTGCTGTTTGAACGCTTTCTTAATCATGGCAACGTCTTGTTTCTTATCCATCGCCATATCTTCTTTCATATCGCTTTTCATCATGCCACCTTTTTTAAATTTCTTGCCTTTATCGGCTTTGTTAAACTCTTGTCCTACAGATTGCGGAATGCCAACCTTTTTAGCAAATGCAGGGTTGTGCGCAATTGCTGCCATAAAATTGTGTTGTTTTTTAGATGTACTAGGCATTATTTCACAAACCTCTCAAACACGGCGACAATTAAACCGCCAAACAAAACAGCAACAACATTAACAACAGTGTGCATTGTTTTTTTAGACGCACGGTCTTCAGACAACAAACGCTGGATATCTGCTAAAGACTTCTTAACTTCTTCCATGTCTTTAATTAATTTATCCATGTCAGCCTGTAAATGCTCAATGTCATTAGCGTGAGTTGCTAATTCTCTAGCGGTTTTGATTGGGTCAATATCATTCATCTTAGCATTTCCATCGCTTTAGACTAGCCGCTTTACGTGTTGGTTTGCCATTCTCATCTTTCATAGGACCGGGCATACCAGACATACGAGCGCAGAACGACTTCTTACGGGCACCACCCTGAGGCTGTGGAGCTTTTAAATGCGAGCCAGTAGCTGCATTATATTTAGCACGACCTTTGGCGGTAAGCCCAGCGCCTTTAGATACAGGCAGCTTTTCACCACGACCAATCGCAAGCGAAACACCTTTTTTCTTAGCCATATTGAAGAGTCTGGAAGTTAATGTTAGTCACAACAACATAAAGACCGTTTTGAGCCAAAATACCTTCACCAGAAAAAATAACTTGGAATGGTTGAACGGCTGTACCGGTGTTATAGCTAGTGATAAATTTACCAGTTGAATAAACGCAAGCAGTACTAGCGGCAATAGTGCCAGTATTAATATCTGTAATGGTAAATGTATTGGCGCCGGTAACTGTAATTACATAGTTTCCAGCAACAGCTGAAACGCCAGAAGCGGCAGCATAGGTAATACCGATATTTTGCCCAGTAGTTAAACCATGCGCTGTTGAAGTTACAGTGACAGTTGTTCCAGAACGAGCGTAAGTAGCCGATACAGGGGCAGTAGTTGTATCAAAAACGTCAATACTACCGGCTGTACCAGTACCAAGATAAACTAAATTTTTAAGGCGTACTCGACCGGATACCGCTAAACCAGAGCCGCTAAAATGCGACCCTTTTACGTCATATTGCATTGTCATAATTAATCTCCTAAATTTTAAAAAGGGGTCCGAAGACCCCCGGGATTAATTAGTCAAAGTTACCATATGGGTAAGCAGTTGTAGAACCGATGTTGTTGTCAGGCTGTGTGTACTGTAAAGTAAAGTTGTATTTACCTGTCAAGGCTGTCAACGTATCTAGTGCAGTACCAACAATAGCAAGAGTTACAACAACTTGAGAGATATTTGGGTAGCCGTTAGCTTGTAAAATATCTGTAGAAGTTGCGCTCTGATTAGCCATCTGAGTAGCTGTAAATGTTGAGAGAGCCTGACGACCAGCTGCTGAAATAGCGCCAGTTTTAAAGTAAGTTGCAGTACCGGCTGCTGCTGTGTAGTTGTTAGAAATATAAGCAGTAACAGAAGTAATAGCTGCAGAACCGCCTGAAACAGCTGCTGGAACCAAGCAATCAACATAAATGTTGTCTAAGTCAGAGCCAGTGGGTACATAAAATACAGCGCCACGATAGATGTTAGTAGCTGTATCAGCAGGAATAGTCTGAACTACTGAAGGAAATGTGCTTGCAGATGGGGTATAAACCGTGCCAGCTACGTTAGGAATACCGTTAGACGATACAAAAACGCCTGAACTACCGCCGTATGCAGCAGTACCAGATGTAGTATTAGCAAAGTCTAAATCAGCGTTTTGTACTAATTGTGTGTAGCCTACGTTACGTAGTGGGCCAAAACGGTTGTCGCCAGATAAAATCGGGCCTTCAAAAGTGGAACGTGCCATTATAAATTGTCCTTATGCAAAAGATCACTCTTACCAATCGTTGCATCGTCTGCTGGGGCAGTCCGGTAAGAGCATCACCCAGTTAGCCGTAGTATACATCTTTTTTCTGTAAAATGGGTATAACAAGATAAATAATTTGGGGGGCTATGAGTAATGAAATTTACAGTAAAAAAAGTGGACATCAGAGTCCCTTCAGTTCAAACCACACTACTTTTTCTACAAAAGAAGATACTTCCTCAGGATACGCCGTACCAGCCGGATCGAGGACATTGGTGGATTGCGTATGCCGAGGATGGAAAGCCTGTCGCCTTTGCGGGTTTGGTCCGCTCGATCAAGTGGACAGATACAGGTTATTTATGTAGAGCTGGGGTTTTAGATGGTTTTACAGGACACGGTTTGCAACTACGTCTTATCAAAGCTAGATTGGCACAAGCAAAAAAATTAGGATGGAACTGGTGTATTACCGATACAACAAATAACCCTGCTAGCGCTAATTCTTTGATTAATGCCGGCTTTAAGATATATACTCCTGCAAACAAGTGGTCATTCCGTAACGCAATTTATTGGAAATATAAGGTACAACCTGATGCCATACAAAGACGCGAGCGTAAGAAAAGCGTATCACAAGCAACGCAGCCATGAGTATTATTTAAGAAACAAGGAAAAAGTAATAGCCAGAAGTAAAGTAACAAGAACGATAGGTAAAGCTAGGTGGGATACATTTAAACGTACACTTAAATGCACACAATGTGGATTTGACCACCCGGCGGCTTTAGACTTTCACCACGTAGACCCCAGCGAAAAAGAAAATATAGTCAGCAAACTAGTCAGCAACGGCTGCTTTGCTGCAGCTATGGAAGAAGTTCAAAAGTGCATTGTATTATGCGCCAACTGCCATCGAGTCCACCACGCAGAAGAATTAAAAAACCCCGCCTTGTGAGCGGGGTTTTCTATAGGACAAGTCCGATTAGAACGAGCCAGAAGAGCCAAAGACTCCCAATGGATCAGACCAACCAAAGCTATAACGCTCGCGTGATTTGTAGCGTACGTTACCTGTATCGAAATCGCCATCCATGCTATTTTGTAGCGGGGTGCGCTCGAAGTGCTTCAAGCCGTTAGGTACATCGGTCAACAAGAACCAAGCATTTGTATCGGTCAAGAAGTGGTTAACTGTGTAACCTTCTGGAACGGTACCGTTGTTCTTAATTGCGTTAATGTCATTGTTAGTTGTACCAACACGGAGTGTGGTCTCTAACAGACGTGTAGCAACGAACATCAATGCTGGTGGGATAACCAATTTACGTGGCTTAGCAGCGATCAACAGACCACGCTCATCAGTCCAAGCAGCGATTTGAATAGTAGCGGCTTCTAAAGAAGTCTCATTCAAGTCAGATTGGGTTGAAAATGTGTTGCTGTTTGTGCCGCCAGATACCAATGGGTGAGCAGTGCTGAACAATGGAACGCCATCACCACCGTAGTAGTTAGAGCTGTTTGTAAAACCGTTGTTCAATACAGAAGCTGCTTTAACCTGCTTGGTGTATGACATTGCACGAGCCAAAGCTTTGGTGTAACGAGCAGACAATGAGTCATACAAGTTATCTTCAATAGCTTCTTCAGTAACTGAGAAGCCCAAAGCGATAGTTTCGTGTGTATAGCGAGCTGTGAAAGCTTCTTGCGCATTGTCATAAGAGATTGCGCCGCCTTCGTTCTTGACTGGAGCAGCCGAGAAACCAGACAACTTTGTCTCTTCTTCAAATGAACGCTCAGAGGCTTCAGTTTCATAAATCTCTTTATGCTCTTCGCCATAGCGCTTGTACTCTAAACCAAACAATGCGTTTAGACCGGGGAGTAACTCTTTAAGGAGTTGTGAACGTGAAATAGCCATTTATAGCTCCTTTATTAAGCAGTTGTTCCAGCGGATTGATAGTATGAATGCACGCCAAAGTTTAACTTAACGATACAGTCGGTATACGCATCACCGGGGTTAGATGGGAAGTTGCCGCCAAATGTGGAGCTGGAGTTAACCAAGTCAACGATTTTGCATGCCAACGCGCTCGTGTTAGCAACAGTAGCTGACAACGCAACAACTGAGTTACCAGAAGTTGTATTACCAGTTGAACTACCTGTACCAGCGGAGAAGTTTGCCAAAGCAATAGTCTTACCGATAGAACCGTAGCTAATAGAACCCAAAGACTGTACTTGATACAGTTGATCTGGATCTTCTACTACACGAATGAAAATGTTTGTGTAGCCAGCAGTTACAGCGTTAGCTGGTAAATACTGAGCAAACAATGGGTAGCCTAATTGCTGACCAGCCAACTGATAACGTACACCAACGCAAACTCCTACAATACCGACAGAGCTTGTTGTTGGAGTAGCTGTTACAACAGTTGGTTGACCGGCAGCAGCTGCGCCGAGTTGAACCAAGTCACCATTATAAATGGCGGCTGAGTTGTTTGTAGTCATCAAATACTCACGGATTGTACCGCCAGTAAATGACTGACCACCGATCATGCTGACCGGTTTTAGCCCGTAGGGGCTAGATACTGTAGCCATAAAAATCTCCTAATTATTTAGTACCGCTTCCAAACCCGGGTCCCCTAGTTGACGTAGATTTTCTCTCCGAAAACAAAGGCATCCGAGCATCGTTATTCCGCATGAAATGGTTATCAACCGAATTCATTTGGTTTTCTGCTTGTGTCTCGTAATACTCTTGTCGTGCCTCTAACTTCTCAGTAGGTATCTTGCAGAGCATTAACCCACCAACTTCTACGTTACCGTTGCTATTGCCCTGCAACATTAACTCAGGATGATCTGCCGCTTTCACGGGTTCGTAACCGTCACGAAACTTCTGTGACACGTTAGTTGGAACATCCTGTCCTAATACTGCAGTCGCTACCCATCTAAAACTAAACCCATGTTGAGGTGTAGGTGTTGGTAGTGTTGCAGCCGGTTGGTAGACAGCACGAGTTTGACTTTTTTCGCGTGTTTCAATATCACGGGGTTTACGACTAGTTGCCATTGCGGGCCTCCTGTTTTAAAAATTCCTGAGCGTATAGTTCACGAGGGATACCAAGTTTATCGGCTAATGCAGCTGCACTCGCTGTTAACTTGACGGTTTTTTTGGCACCCGTAGTGCGGGATGCCGATGCCACTACTGTCGCAGGCTTTTTAGCAGGTTCGCTAGGTTTTGTCGTTTCGTTGTCCTTGAAAACTTCAGGGAAAACATTATGTAAGCGTGCGTCAATGCGCTCGAAATATTCTTCACTACGCGGGTCAATGCCCGTGGCGACTAGCTTTTGATGCAGACCTAGAGCGAAGGCTGTCATATCTTCGTATCCCGGACTTCCGAACCACTGGTTTTTTGCCTGCCAGCGCAGTGTTTTTTGGTCGGGTTGGGGAACCTCTGGTGCCGATGTTTGTATTTGTACATCATTTTCAGAAGTTTGTAAAGAGGCTGGCTTAAAATTCTTTGCCTGTTGCCTATTTAACATTGCTTCTGTTAATGCTTCATTAGCCGCAATTATAGCATCAGTGTCATAAGACTCTTGTGCTTCACGCAATTTACGGCGAGCCATTTCAAGTTCTGAGTCAGCTTTAGAAGCCATCATCTCTTGATATGTTGTTTCGCCAGACTTTACGTATTCTTTAAGTTTTTTGTTTTCTTCAAGAATTTGTTGGGCTAAACGCACCGCTTCTTCACGTTCACGTTGAGCTGCTTCTTTTGCTCTACGCTCGTCGTGACGGGCATGGGTTAGTTCTTTAATACGTCCCTGAACGCCTTTTGTGTAGCCTTCAATCTCTTCTTCCGAAGGATCTTCAACTTCACGGTTTAGCGGTTGTGCCTTACGGTCACGCTCGGGTGTATCGTCTTCGATTATGAGTTCTGCTTCTTCGTCGCCTTCAGCCGTTACATGTAACTGCTCTTCGGCGTCTGCTTTGTTAAAGCTGTCATCTTCATCGGGAAATCTAAATTGTTCTGCCATGGTAG